ACTAAGATATTATTTAGAGACCCTAAGAAGTCGGTGGATTGATGACGGAGGAGCAGCGAGTTTTCTTACGTTGTGCCCGTTGCAAGAAAAAAGGAGGCGTTATGGACTTTGTGCATTTAAAAGTAAAATTACTTTGTCCAAAGTGCTTTGCTAGATACAGTGGGTGGGCATGAGTATTTTAAGTTCCCTCATAGGCCCAGCAACGTCACTGCTCGACAAGGTTATTGAAGACAAAGACGAAAAAAATCGTATCGCCTTTGAGTTGAGCACCTTAGCAGAGCGCCATGCCGCTGAACTTGCCAAGGGCCAAATGGAGATCAACAAGGTTGAGGCCGCTCACAAGTCGTTGTTTGTGGCTGGATGGAGGCCAAGCATCGGTTGGTGCTGTTCTTTGGGGCTTCTGTATCATGTGTTGATCGCGCCCATCGCAGGTATTTGGGTAGAGGTTCCAGAAATAGACCCATCGCTGTTGATGACTACTATGACTGGCATGCTAGGTCTTGGCGCTATGAGAAGCTACGAAAAAACTAGAGGCGTTAGTCGGGAGAAATAAATGTCAGATCAATTAATTGATATGTTGAAACGGCACGAGGGCGTGCGCTCTAAGGTCTACATGTGCTCTGCTGGTTATGAAACTATAGGAGTTGGACGCAATATCGCAGAGTCGGGTCTTGGTTTATCTGAGGACGAAATCAGTTACTTACTTAGTAACGATATAGCTCGGGTTCGTGAAGAACTAAATGATACTTATTTTTGGTTTGCTGCATTAAACGAAGCACGACAAGACGCTATGATTGACATTTGTTTTAATCTTGGTTTGACACGTTTGCGTGGTTTTATAAATGCTTTAGAAGCTATGTCTCGCGAACAGTTTGATATAGCAGCGGATGAATTTATGGATTCACGTTGGAGCCAGCAAGTTGGTAATCGTGCCGTAGAAGTAACTGAGATGATCCGTAATGGAGATTACCAGTAATGCCTCTTCAAAAGTACATATTTAATCCTGGGATCAATAAAGAAGGAACTGACTACGCCGCTGAAGGTGGGTGGTTTGATTCTAATTTAGTTCGTTTTCGTAAAGGATTGCCAGAAAAAATAGGCGGGTGGCAGAAGTATATTGAGACCTCTTACGAGGGAACAGGTAGAAAACTTCACGGCTGGGTAGATTTAGACGGTACGAAACTTCTAGGGCTTGGCACACGGTTTAAACTGTATATTCAAGAAGGTACTAGCTACAACGATATTACCCCGATTCGTGCAACTACTTCAGCAGGGGATGTTACATTTGGTGCGACTGATGGTTCAAGCACTCTCACCGTTACAGATTCTGGACACGGAGCGGTAGACGGAGATTTTGTTACTTTTTCTGGGGCAGCAAGTCTCGGTGGTAATATTACGGCTGCAGTGTTAAATCAAGAATATCAAGTCGTATCTGTCCCCACAGCTAATACTTTTACAATAGTTGCTAAAGATACCTCTGGCACCGCTGTTTTGGCAAACAGTAGTGACACAGGTAACGGTGGGGGTAGTGTTGTAGGTGCTTATCAAATTAATTCTGGTCTTGATGTTTTTGTAGACGGTACAGGCTGGGGTGTTGGAGCATGGGATGGTTCTGGTACATGGGGTTCTACAACTTCATTAGGGGACTCCAACCAATTACGTCTATGGTCGATGGACAACTTTGGCGAGGATTTAATTTCTAATCCTCGCGCAGGAAGTATTTATTACTGGGATAAAACTAACGGGTTAAACACCCGAGCAGTTCCATTGACTTCTTTAGCTGGGGCTAATAAAGCTCCAACTAAAGGATTACAAGTTTTAGTATCAGACGTTGACAGACACGTTATTGTTTTAGGTGCAGATCCGATAAGTGGAGGTTCACGAAGCGGAACTATCGACCCGTTATTAGTTGCGTTTTCTGATCAAGAAAATGCTGCTGAATGGGAACCGTTAGCTACTAATACTGCGGGTTCGTTACGTTGTTCTGCTGGTTCAGAAATAATCGGAGGATTACGCGCTCGTCAAGAAACTTTAATCTGGACTGACGTTGCTTTGTACAGTTTACAATTTATTGGGCCACCAAACACTTTCGGTTTAGTTCTACTGAACGAAGGGGTTAGTCTTATTGGGCCGAATGCTGCCGTAAATACTCCTAATGGTATTTTCTGGATGGATAAAAAAGGCTTTTATATGTACAACGGTTCAGTACAGCCTATTCCGTGTACTGTTCATGCTTTCGTTTTCGATAATCTTAACGAAGGGCAAGCGTTCCAAGTATTTGGGTTTGTTAATAAACAATTCGATGAAGTAGGTTGGTTTTACTGCTCAGGCGAAAACACTGTTATTGATAAGTATGTAGCTTATAACTATGTTGAAAGTTCTTGGACTATCGGAGAACTTTCGAGAACAGCTTGGCTGGATGAAGGATTAGTTTCTTTTCCTAGAGCAGCAGGGAAAGACAGTGATGCTCCGTATCTCTATTCTCATGAAACAGGGTTCGATGATGATGGTTCTCCGATGAACAATGTCTTTATTGAAAGTGCTGATTTCGATATTGGAGACGGTCAAGAGTTTCAATTTATTAGACGGTTTATCCCAGACGTTAAGTTCACTGGCAATTCTTCTGGAACACAGAAGATAAATTTAGTTTTAAAAGCTCGTAATTTTCCAGGACAAAGTCTAACTACTGATCAAACGAGTTCTTTTACTGCTACGACTACTAAAGTAGATACGAGAGCAAGAGGACGACAAGCAGCGGTACGGTTTGAATCTGATGACGATGCAGAAACCGTAGATAGGTTAGGAGTTGGTTTTAGGATTGGCGCAACAAGGCTAGATGTTCAGCCTAACGGTAGACGTTAATGGGAAGAATACTTCCAGGAAGATTACCTCAAGCGGCGGCAGCTACAGTAGAAGCGCCTACGTTTAACAGGGCTATGCGCCTGTTAGAGCTGAACGTCGGTAATTTTGACCCTGATCGTACTCCTCAGTACACTTCAGCTAACCGTGATACGTTGTTTTTCGAAAAAGGCGATGTTATTTGGAATACCACAGAGAACGTTCTTCAAGTATATTTGGGGAATTCTTGGCAGAATATTTCAACGCCAAGCACCTCTGGGGTTAGCGCAACAGGGAGTATCGGGACAGTTAGTGTTGCTACCAACGGTAATGTTGTGGTGTCATTGTAGTCATGAAGAAGACTAAGAAACAACCTAAAGTCCCTGCAAAGTATTTAGCTGGTCTTTCTCCAAAAGAAAAAGAAAAACGTAAGAAAGAAATAGCTAAAAACAAAAAGAAGTCTCTTAGTGATCCTTCTGCTTATAAATTTTCTACAGATAAGAAAAAAGGAAAGCAGAGGAAAACAGTTGAGTCTAAGTACACACGGCGCTTTAGAGAGAGGTTTGGTACAAAATCATGAGTCTTTCAGCTAAAACTAAAAAGGCTTTGTCTAACAAAGCTGAAGCTGCTCGTAAAAAAGGCAAGAAAGTTACTGTTGGGCAGCTCTCTCGTGTTTATAAACGAGGGTTAGCTGCGTATAAAACAGGGCATCGTCCTGGAACTTCTCAAAATCAGTGGGCGATGGCTCGCGTTAATTCTGTGCTTACTGGTGGTAAAGCAGCTACAGTTGACAAAGACATAATGAAGGGCACCAAAGCGAAGAAAAAACCCGCTAAGAAGAGCACCGCATGACTAGACTATTCGACGACGAACAGACTACTTCTTTAGTTCGTGCTATGGCGAACCCTGAATCTAATGCTCGTAAGATGGCAGAACAAAATCAAGAGATTGGTGTTCCGTCAGATATTACTAATGATATTCTTAATAAATACGCTACATACGGTGCTAATACAGGCATCGGTAACCTTGGGGGAAGCCGACTAGTAGAAGCGATAAACGATCAATACCGTAAAAAAGTAGATGAGCCTTTACAACAACAAGAACCACCGAAGGCTCAAGCTGGGATGGCAACTTCGGCTGCTATGCCTTACGATCTAAGTATGTTGGATCTCGAACAAATTAAAGCCGCTGCTAAAGTATCTGATGTACCGTCTAGTATTGTTGAGCCTCCAAGTGCTGAAGTTACTTCTGAGCCTCAACTAGAGGCGTATAACTCTCCTGTTACTCTTCCTAAAGAGAACCCCGCTGTTTCTGCTCCTAGTTTAGAAAACGTACAGGTTGAAACTAAATCAGAACAGTTAGAAAGATATCTTAAAGATAATCCTATGGTTGCAGAAGCTCTCGGCGACACAGGAAAGGTTTTCGGAAATATATTAGGTAAAGCAGCCGTAGGACAAGACGATACGAAAAGCGTAGCTAGTGCTAGAGCACCTGTTTTTCAAGCATCTCAAATAGCTAGAACCCCCATAGGTATGAATGAAGGGGGCGCTCCTACAGCAGAAACAACAGGGGATACAGTCAATCCTGGGTTGATGGCTATTTTAAAAACACTTGGAAGTATTCTAGGGCAACAGTTTATAAGTGACGATGATACAAAACGTTTAGTAGCCGCAGTAGCTCCGAAAAAACACCCTCTTTCGCAGGTAGAACAAGATCAAATAGGTATGTCTGCAGGAGGAAAGCCTCCTGAAGGCTCTGTATTAGGCCGTAAGCTCTTCTTAGAAGGCGGCGAGGTAGACGGGCCAGGAGGCCCAAAAGAAGATCTCGTACCTATCTGGGCGAGCGATAAAGAATACGTTATGTCGCACAAAGCGGTAAAACGAATGGGTAACGGTGATTTCGATAAAGGCATCGCGGCTCTTGATAAAATTAATTTTGGTAAATAACCATGGCTAACGAATCTGCATATAGTTATCAGGCTCCCGATCAACTTATTTATAATTTATTAACAGGAGGAGGAGACCGTTTAGGGTTACTACCAACTGTTGAAGATTATTATCGTAGTCAGATTGACCAACTTGGCGGTGCAGACACTTCTCCGTTTACTTATACAGGTGAACGGATTGCAGGGTTTTCTCCTAGAGAAGAACTCGCTATGCAACTCGCTGACCAAGGTATCGGATCATACGCTCCTTACTTAGCGCGTAGTGCAGGATTAACTGAAGAATCCTTAGCTACTTTAGCGGGGGGAACTTCAGAAGCAAAGGCCCAGTTACTCCGTGCGTTACAACAAGGCGAAGACTATACAAAATTAGGTATCGGCCAAGGAGCTGAGTTTCTTGGCGAAGGTGTTGATAAAGCTAGTGAAGCTGAACAAGGTCTCCTCAATGCTTTAGCTGGGGTTCGTGGTCGTGGTGAGGAAGGATATCAATCAGGTCTTGCGAATATATTGCAAGGTACTCAAGAAGGACGAGCTGGTTTAGACCAAGCCTCACCGTTTTTTACTCAAGCTCGCGCTCAAGGGTTACAAGGCACACAAGAAGCTGAAGCTGCTGCTCGAAGAGCAACAGATTTACAAACTCCTTTTTTACAAGAAGCGTTAGGACAAGTGCGCTCAAGCACCGCAGGATTCGACACTGCTGATATTGATCGTTTTCAAAACCCTTATGAAGACGCAGTTGTTCAACAAACGATTAAAGATTTAAATAAAGCATCTAGACAAAGAGATATTGCTAGTGATGCAGCTGAAGTTACATCAGGCGCTTTTGGGGGGTCTCGTTCTCGTTTAGGTGCTCAAGAAAGACAAATAGCTGAGACTCGTGGATTAGCTGAAGCTTTAGCAGGTATTCGTGGACAAGGGTTTACGTCAGCTAGAGATGCTTCTATGAACGAGTTCGCTCGTCAACGTGGAGCTGAAGCAGGAGCAGGATCACAGATCGCAGGTCTTGGAGCACAAGCTGGTTCAGCACAAGCAGGATTAGCTCAAACTTTAGCGGCTTTAGGAGGACAACGAGCAGGGCTTGAAACAGGAGCAGGAACCGCGTTATCTAATCTCGCACAACAACGTTACGGGATGGGAACTGGTACTGGGCAAACGCAAGCAGGATTAGCTTCTCAATCTGCTGCTTCACAACTAGGTGCTGCTCAAGCAGGACAAACAGCTAAACAAGCTACTGCGGCTACGTTAGGTCAGGCAGGTCAGCAACTTTACGGTATGGGAACAGGAGCTGGTCAGCAACTCTACGGTATGGGGACTGGGGCAGGACAACAGTTAAGTGGATTAGCTGGTCAATTAGCAGGGGGCCAACAACAAGGTGCCCAAGCTATGAGCCAACAAGCTCAGTTACGACCAGGATTACAAGCAGGAGACGTAAGTTCTCTAATGCAAACAGGTGCGATGAATCGTGCTAGAAATCAAGCTGGACTAGATTTGAACTACCAAAACTTCGTAGGTCAATACAATTTACCAAATCAGTTACTTTCTGGTTACGCAAACTTCTTAACTGGGGCAGGGCCGTTAGCAGGTGGAACAGGTTATTCTGGTACTTCGCAACAAACGCCTTTCGGAGGCGGGGCATATACGAACTATGGCCCAGGATATAAAGAAGGTGGACAACCGATTCCTGAAGGAAATAAAGGATTAGCTGCGTTAGCTAAAAAAGCTCCTGAGGTTGTTCGGAAGATGGGCTTTACCCCTGTTAAAAAGAATATGGGTGGGGGATTATCAGGTCGTTTCCCAAGGGCTTCTCGTAAGTTAGGAGCGTAACATGGCTAAGAACTTCGGATTTAATATCGGTGGTGGAGGAATCGCGGATCTTGTTGCTACTCCTAAGATTACTCCTATTCGCTCAGGGCAGTTTGCACCTACGCCACAACGTCGTACGACTACCGAAAAAGATCCTAAAAAACAACTTTTAGGGGCATTACTTGGTACAGCTGCTCCGTTTGCAGCAGATGCAGCTTTAAAAGGTCTAGGCTCACTTACAGGGTTAGAACTTTATCGAGATAGTCCTTTAGCAACACAAGCACAAGTATCTACTCCTAAGCCGTTACAAGGGCCACCTCCAGTAGGTTCTACCCCTGAAGGAATAAGACAGGCGTTAAAACAAAAAAGATTTGAGGAAATAGATAGAACTATGCCTCAAATAAAAACGCCTCAAACTAAAACTGGGTTAGGAAATATTTTAAGCACTGCTTTGCAATACGCTCCTGCTTTCGCTTTAGCTGGGGACGATGACGATGGTTCTGCATCTGCGTTTATTACTGCTGCTAACGCGGCTAGGAAGTTAGATGCAGCGACAGAAAAAACAGGGGTAGATGCTGCTGTAAAAAGAGAACAAAGTAGAGCAACAGCGTTCGCTGGTGTAAAACCTGAACTAGAAGAATTAACAGTAAATACTTTTAGACAACCTGACCCTAAGCGAAACTATTTCGTAAATTATCAAACGATGGCTCTACGAGATAAGAACGGTGTTACGTGGATTAGGAGTAACGGTCTTGATGGTTTTGACTTAGACCAATCTGGTAATAAAGTTGAAAAAGGTCGTTACTATCGTAATCCTAAAGCAGCGATATTAGATGGTGAATCTGCCGCTGTAGAGACTAAACCGTTCCAAGATGTACAAAATCCTGACATTCTTTTTCAAGGTCGCATCGAAAAAATCTCTACGCCTGATGGACAAGAAACTACACAGATCACGTTTCAAGATCCTTTAGACCTTGACAAACGAGTTACTTTAGAGGAGATGACAAAACGGGGTTACAACTTAACTACTAGCATAGACCGATTCGAATTAAGACCAATACCCTCTAGTAAAAAAACTCCTGCACAAGAAAAGTTAGAAACCGATGTTGCAAAACAACTTAATATCAACGCATTAGGGTTAGCTGCTCAAGCTGTTTTAGATCCTTTAATGGAAAACGTTAGGATGGTTCCTAATGCTGATGGTGTTTTAGTACCTGATCCTAAATCTTTTAATAACGGTATTACAAGCGCAGTTCCTCAAAAAATAGCTGGGGTTGTTGATTCAGTACAACGTAACATCATTAATTTTGGTAATGAACTAAAGAACTTAGGCGTTACTGATGGTAAAGGGATTACGGCTGTTGACAGTTATACTTCTTCTTTTTTTACTGACGATAGTGCTTTAAACGCTGCTGCATTAATCGCCGCAAATAGTAAATTCGAAGCTGTTTTTGCAGATGGAAGTTCTACCGACGCAGATAAAAGAGCCGCATCTGCACAACTCTCTAGAATGCTTTCGAGATTACAGTCTTCCGCTGTAAAACAAGACAGTACCTTATCAAGTCTTTTTGGTGGAGAGAACTTTTTAGTTAGAGACGAAAAACGTTTACAAGACTACTTAAATAAACAAGGTCTTTTCGCAGCTAACCAAATTAGACTGGCATATATGGCTGCTGCTGCGCAAGGAGAAAAAGGACGATCTCTTTCTGATAAAGATATTGCATTTTTTATGGCCACGTTAGGTTTTGATTCTGGTAATGCTGAAGTAGTTTCTCGTAACGTAGGTCAATTTGTTTATCAAGAAATTTTAAAATACGACCAAGACGGTGGAAAATCTGCTATTGCCAGAGAATTAGAAGGATTAGATCAAAAATCTGAAGAAGAAAGAGAACTGTATCTTCGTGAAAAAAACTCTCAATTTGGTAGTAAATTCCGAATAAACAAAGGCGCGTTAGAAACATTACGTTTAGAAACAGACCCTAAAAAACGTCAAGAATTAGTTATGGAAATTCAAGATAAATTAAATGACGTTACTGGGGGAATTGGGACTGAATTTTATGGGTTTAATTCTAAATATGGAATTTTTGTTCCTAGAACTTTAGCAGGTAGTTTTAAAAATGATTTTTTATTAGAACGGCTAAACAAGTATTTAGATCAACTTGGTTACGACTTTGTTACTGGTACAGATAGAATGTACTCAGGTACAGGGCAATCTTCTAGTAACGTTGTAAGTCCAACTGTTCCCGACACTCAAACATCGAAAGATAAAAACGACTCTGTTCGTGGGGCGCTCTAGTGGCTAGAAAACCAATAACTGTTGTCGGCGATGAATTTTATTCTACTGATCCTACTTTCCAAGAAGTATTTGAGGGGATCTATGGTCAGGGTATTTCTACAAGTGATGCAAGATATTTAGACCCTGTAACTAAAGAAATTAAATCATATACTGCTCAAGAAATTTTAGATCAAAACGCTCCTAGTGGGTTATATATTTCAGGTCTACAAGTCCCTACGGACAGCCAGAACTATGCGCGGTTACTTACTTTAAAGAAAATTCTGGGAACTCCTGAGCTTTTAAATCAAGTAGTTTCTACAGGGCAAATTACCGAAGACGTTCTTCGACAAGATTATGACGAAGAAGCTGAACGTCGTTATGTAGACGAGCTTCGTCCATATTATGACAAGGGTGGGGTTTTTGTTGATCAAGAATACACTCCTCGTACTCAAAGAAAAGATGAAGAAGGTACGGCGGTTTTTGGGGAACCCTCGTTCTTAGGCCGTTTGGGGGGAGTAGATCCTCAAACGGGAAAAACAGTCGAATATAAGATTCCTGGAGAGGATATAGGTGTAACAGGGATTGCTGGGATAGACGCTGGGATAGATTTTCTATATGAAGGTAACGAAAAACAACGAGAACAATATCTTCTTAGAGGTGTTAGATCTCAAAACTTAGATACTTCTTATTTACAAAGAAGACAATTTTCTAGTGCCGAACAACTCGATTATGATTCACGGCTCGCACGAAGTCCAACCTATCCAACAGGTAGAGAATTTAGGTATGTGATCGCTCCTTTCGATCCCCCGAAACCAAATCCTTTTAATCCTAAAGAAACATTACCAGTAGTTTCTGAGGTTGTTCCTAACGATCCCTCTAGTGGATTAGTAATAAAAAGTATATATAACGGGGTAGACGAAGACACAGGCGATTATCGAATTTTGCCTGTAGAAAATATACAACCTGTACAAACAGCTTTAGAGGGAGATTTTAACCCCATTCTCGATGAGATGAGCCGTTTTGTAGCTGTTGAAGGCCCAGGGATTTTAGCAGGTTTTGGTCTTGGAGGGCTTGCCCAAAAATTAGCTCGTAAAAGAATAAAACAAAATATAGAAACGACTGAAACAGACATAGAATTAGGCAGAGTACCTGTACCCTCAGAATCTAGAGTTAGTGATGATTTCTTTAGTATGGCCACTGCTAAAGATATTGCATATACCAGCGTAGGAGTTGCTGGTAGTGAAGCTCTTATCAAATTTGGAGCTTTAAGTTTAGGTGCAATTCCTACAACGGATCAAGAAGGCAATATCATAGAACCAGCGGTTCAGCCTGATATGACGTTTAGACGAGCACTCGAAGAGTCGGGGGCTTTATTTAATGCTGCTCTTATAGGTGGTGCTTTAGGAGATACAGCTATACGAGGATTTGCCTCAGCTTGGAAAACCGCAACAGGAATGCCTGTTGATAGTACCGTAATGGATACATTAATTATTGAAGCTAGGCTCTTAGGGGATAAAATAAGAGGCACTCAAGCAAAACGTCCTAAAACAAAACAACAAGAAACAGATTTTCGTCGTATCTCAGAAGTTCTTGAAGATTCAGAATACTTCGATGAATCTCTTACTTTAGCTGAAAAAATAGCGAAACAAACTGGCGACGTCTCTGTTAAAAGTCAAAAAGAGCTTGGCGCAAAAACAGCACGAAGATTAGCTGAAGTTCTTAAAAATAGAGAACAGACATTAGGGCAAATGTCGCAAAATGATTTTATTTTAGCTTTAGAAGAACTGATTTCTGCAGATTTAATGGGAGGCTCTCGAGAGTTTGCTCAACTGCATAATTTTTCCAGAGATAATGCGATTGTTTTAGATGAGTTTTATCAAACATTAGTTAAAGAATTTGGGGCAGATCCGTCTACTTTTATTTCTAAACAACAAGTAAATGAATTATTTACGGGGGCTAGAACTGAACGTTTATTAAATGAACTTTCTGAAGAAGAAGCTACAATTTTATCTGCTAAAGCAGATGCTGGTCTAAGTTCTGCCTTAAATTCTCCAAGTAGAGAAGCTCGACAAGCTGCTGCTGCGGATGTACAAGAACAAGTATCTGTTTCTCAAAGTAATTTGTTTCCTGATCAAAAAAGTCGCATTTTAGTTGAGAAACAAGAAGAAGTTCAAGAAGCTAGAAAAGCTTTAGACGGTATTTTAGAAGGAGAGGTGTACTCTGATCCCGCTGGTAACACTAAGATGCCTCGGTTTATAGCAGGGCCATTAGAAGATTTTCTAAATGCTAATAAACAAAAAGGCACTCCCTTCGGTACTACTGATTCTGCAGAAGCAGAAGAATTAATTAGAGAAATTCTCCCGTACCAAGGAGAGGGTTTTAATATCGCTGCGTATTTGGGACAAGAGCGGGTTAAAAAAGTAGATGTTCAAGGTAGACCAATTATAGACCCTGCTACTGGTAAACAAGCTCAAGGATTGTTATTACCTCAACAAGCTATTCCCCTCGATGCTCAAATTAGAATGAGAGAAAATATAAGCTCTGTTGTAAGTGGTCATCCTAATCCTGTTGTGAGAGAAAAAGGTCAAGCGTTATTAAAAGCGGTTGATGAAATGATTGATCACTCTATTGGAAAAGTTTATAAAGCTAGAACAGGCGCTGATCCTAAAGATGTTTCGATAGACGAAATACATTCTGTAGTTGGTGCAGATTATGTTTCAGCAAGACAAATACTAGAGGAAACTAAATCAGAAGTTTCTGGCAGATTTCTTAGAGATATTGTCACTAAACCAGAAAATGAGATAGGGTCGTTTATTCTTACAAGTAACCCTGATCAAGTTAGAGGGCTTATACAAAACCTCTCTCGACAAGAAGATGGTCTGCAAAAACTACAAAGTATTAGGTCTTTAGTTTTAGAATCTTTACAAAGACAAACTGATAATAGATTTGCCCCCGATGCAAGCGCAGCTGACCAAGGTAAGGCTTTTGCAAATTTATTAAACAAACATGAAGAACAGTTAAGAGCTTTGTTTCCAGAAGATTTTGTTAAATTTACTGAGCTACCTGAATTACTTAGCACCGCAAGGGAAGCAGTAAAACAGTCTAAAAAACGAATAGAAACTTTAAACAAAGAACTCGAAGATTTATCTGTTGAAGGCAAAGTACCTTCGATTACCGACACTTTAGATATGTTTTTTGGTTTGCCGTCTGCCCAAGCTAGACAATTAGATCAAACTAAATTACAAGGAGCCGTTAAAGCTATTGGAGAAATAGCAGACGAGTATCCTGATTTGCGAGCAGCATTGCAAGGTTATTTTGGAGAGGAAATTTTAGTTAAACAACTGCAGATGACTGGGTACGATACTGCAGAGAAAGCAACTAGAATACTCACAGCAGGAGGCGAAGACAAAGCGTTTAATTTTAACAATTTAGACAGAATGTTTTTAAGACCTTATAAAAATGACAGCCAGTTAGCTAAAGCATTAGAACCGATTGTAGGTAAGAATCAAGCGTTCCGTTACGCAAAAGATTTACGCATTTTAGCAAGACAAATGCGCCAACAAAAAGGATTCGCAGGAAGTCCTTTAAGTGACTATATGAAACGTCCTGAAATAGAAACGGCGGCAGCTGTTGCAGGATCTGAAACAGCACAAAGTGCATTAGACACCACTAGAAAACTTATTTATGGCCCGTTAGACATAACGAGTACACGAGTAGGAATTATAGGCAAACTTATAAGAGGCGGTGCTGATGAAAGAAAAAGAAGATATTTAGCTAAAATTGTTCAAGATCCTGAAAAACTAAGAACGTTTATGATTCTTCAAGATAGAAAATTACCTGCGATAACAATGTTAAAAGCTATGCAAGCTATTGCAGAAGATCGTTCAGAAAACTATGGTTCTGAAGCTCGTAACGACGATATAGAACGTTTAAGAGAAGAAATTTTAGAAGTAAAAAATAATAGAGATATCCCTGCGGTAATCCAAGGAATGTTAAACAATGGCTAATTACTCCTTTCATAAAGAAACACCCGTTGTTAGCAGGGATGAACAGCCTATGGTAGCAATGCCAATGGCTTACGGCGGCGAAGTCGAACCTCGTAAAATGTTCGTGGGCGGTGAGCCTGGAATCGGGTTTGCCCCAGACATGAGTAGATTTTCTAACCCAGATATCTCAGCTCAAATACAGAAGTCAGTAGCAGAGGCGTTAGCTAATCAAAACTTGCCAGACTTTTCTGAAAACATTGCGAATCTCGAAGAAAGATTAGCGAATATTTCCTCAGGAGTTACTCAACAAGACGTAGCTAGTCAAATATCACAAGCGATGGCTGACATGCCTACGGGTAACGCTACTAGAGACGAATTACGAGAATTAGCTGAAGAAATTTATCGTGAACAAGGTCAGTTCGCTTCTGAAGCTGGACAGGGAAACATTGGTCTCGGATCGCAACAATATAGAGAACAAGAGATAGAATCAATTCTTGATCGTTTATTGTCGAACGCAGGGATAACGGGGGGAACTCAAACCGCTGCTCCTGTTGATACAGGCGTAAGCCAAGAAACAGTTACGCAAACTATTCAGGATATGCTTACTTCGGGTACGTTAACCCCAGAAGAAATACAACGAAGAATTGATGCTGGAGACCTGACTAAAGATGATGTTTTATCTTTAATTGAAGGCGGTTTTGAATTAAGTGAAAGTCAACTTGCCCAGTTGTTTGAATCAGGAGTCCTCACTAGCGAAGAAATAGCTTCCTTAATTGACGAAGCTATCGCAGATATTGAAGACTCAGAAGAAGGTATTACTGCTGAAGACGTTCAAAAAATAGCAGAAGCAGCAGGATTAACAGAAGAACAAGTCAGCGAATTAATTAGTAGTCAACTAGAAGGGTATAGCCCTGATGTTGATATGAGCACATACGCTACTCAAGAACAGCTAGGTGATTTTGCTACTCAGGAACAGCTTCAAGGGTTGGAAAGTATGTTCCAAAACTATCTGACTCCTGAGCAGTTAGAGGGTTATCTTCCTGAAGAAGGACAATACATTACTCCTGAACAATTAGCAGAAGCCACCGACAATAGTTACGATGAAGTTATTCAGGGACTAACCACTAAATTAGGTGATTTAGAAACTAAATATCAAGATGTCCAATCTCAGTACGAAGCTGATGCGGTTAATGCACAAATTGATCAAACTAAAGATGAGTTAAATACTTTCTTTAGAGGAGCAGTACCAAGCGGTCCACGGACAGGGTCTACTTCACAATTTAGTTCAGGAGCTTCTTTCCTTCCTGGAGGCAGTCCAATGGCGAACCTTATTGGTGGTCAGCGCCAAGGATTAGGACAAGACCCGTTCAGCACATACTTAAAAACATTTACCCCTAGTTATACTCCATACGAAGCACCTGTTACCCCAGAAGAGTATGGTCAGGCGAGCACTCCGTTAATCAACACTCAGTATAATAATCCGTTTACTGGGGGTAGTTATAATCAAGGAGGTCAGGTTTCTAACGGTATTATGGATCTTACTAACTTCGATACTAATGTTCAACCTTTTCAAAATGCTTTTAGGCCAAACGTACCAAGGAATTAATTATGGCTATGCCACTTAACGAAATGCCCAGCCGTTTAGATCAGATGAGAGATGAAGCCGTAGACCCAATGATGGGTGGGCCGATGCCTCCACCGCCGATGCCTCCTGCTGCAGAACCTGCTGCTGATGATCGTATGGGAGAACTTCTAGCTGCGTTAGGCGGTGAAGATGAGATGATGCCCCCCGAACCCGCGATGGAAGAAAGTCCTATGGTTATCGGTAGTGCGTTAGCTCAAGCTGCTGTAGAGAACACTGGTTCTGTCGCAGAAGCTAGAGCGTCTCTTGAAGCTGCTTTAGCAGAACTAGATACGATATCAGCCTAACCAGTTTTTCCACTTTTCATCGCCTAAGACTTCTTGGGCGAGGTCAAGTTTATTACGCAAAGCTGTTACAATCTTTTCGTCTATCGTATCTTTAGATACTAGATCAACATAAGTAACTTTGTTGACTTGTCCGATACGATGGGCGCGGTCTTCTGATTGCAATCGTTTTTCTAAATCGAAACTGTTTGAGTAATAGATTACATTCTGTGCTTCGGTAAGTGTAATACCGTAGCCTCCTGTCTGTGTGTTGCCTACGAAAAACCGTAGCGGTGATTCAGGATCTTGAAAATCTTTAATCGCACGTTCTCGTTCATCTGTGTCGGTATCGCCGAAATATCCTGCTACGGAATCAACTCCGAATAGTCCTTGTAACGTTTCTACAATTTCTAATATGTTCTGTCGATAGTTCGCCCAGATGATGACCTTACCCTGCATCTCTCCGATAACTTCTAACAGCTCGTCGATTCGGTTACTGTCTATAGGAGTCTCTATTCCGTCATCGCTTTTTACATGGCCGCATACGATCTGGTGTAGCCTGAGTAACTGGGTGAGTATATTCGTAACACTTATTGTTTCTTTGTTTTCAAGCTCAGTAATCGCTAATTCTTTTAGTTCAGAATACAACTTCTTCTGTTCCGCTGTAAGAGCTACGTCTCTACGGATATACATCTTATCGGGTAGGTCTAGGCAGTCCTTTTTTAGTACCCTATAAGAGAACGTATCTAGTCTCTTAGTAAGCTCCTCTAGGTTCCTATACCCTACTACCTGTCTAACGGTGCGGCCCCCGAAATAGCGATTTACGACCTCTCCGAAGTGGTTCTGAAAAGAGTAAAACGAGGTATACCCTAACATCGCTGAACCTAAGACTTCTGTTTGACTGTATAAATCAAGAGGAGATTTAGTAATTGGCGACCCTGTTAGCAATCTTTTGAACTTAGTATTCTTAGCTAGTTTGACGATAGCCTTTGTTCGTGCTGCTTTCGGGTTTTTGATCGTTGTAGATTCATCAACCGCGAACAGTGTTTGGTGTCCTAAGATAAAGTTTTCAGTAAACTTGACACCTTTCTTCGTACTTAGAGCTTCGACATTTATAACGAAGATCTTTAACTTATCTACGTTGACATCGAACAGTTTCATCAGTGCAGCTTTCTCATCTTTACGAGGGGCAGGAGACCACACTGCTACATGACGGTCGATATGTTCAGGCATATGGTCAGGGATCTCTTTAGTAGACCAGTTTTTGAATACGCCTTTCGGTGCAATTATGACAGCCGCATCTATAGCTCCTTTGCCATACAGGATACCGATGGTGTCTATGAGCACCTTAGACTTGCCCGTCCCCATCTCCATAAAAAGCCCGTAAGACTTTTTGTTCCAAGAACGGGTGAGCGCCGTTTTCTGGTGCGCAAACGGTTGCGTCTTGAATTCGTACTTCAACGATGTTCCTTTCTAAGTTCTATAAAGAAGTTTAAGAATATATATAAAGAAAAGAAATGATTTCTTTGTGTTACGAGGCCTCTCTAATAGTTCTAATAGATTCTATTGTTTTCAACACTTACACATTCCTCTTACGCAACAGTAACTTAGACTCTAAATTATTAGATCTATTACTCTATTAGACGATTCTGTTAATTTTTTTAAAAAATTTTTTATTTCTAAATAGACTAATACAAGTAATACGGCTTTACTTCCGAAAAGCCTAGAAGGTAAGGTATCTACCTATAAAGGAGAAATTAGAAATGACCGTTTATATCGTCCAAGAGGTATCTGGGAGAAACCTTGTACCCGCCGCAAAATACGGCGAGCTACAGTTACTGCTCCCAGCTAAGACTAATCTGATGCTTTCTACTGGGCCTGAAATAGCTAGGCTCAAGAGAAAGTTATTAGATTTCAACGACGACGATTACCTATTACTAATAGGTGACCCCGCCGCTATCGGATTATGTTGCGCTATAGCAGCATCCATCAATGGTAGATTTTCTGTCCTCAAGTGGGATAGACAGGAAATGACCTACTACCCCGTATCCTTCGATATCCGAGGGAACGCAACGGACTTAGGAGAAGTCTATGTCTGAAGAAGAAAACGCTTTGTCGTTCGAAGAACTGACAGGTGCCGCCTCGCAAGAGGAATGGAACGAAACGACACTCGATAACGAGTTCGCAAAGATCAGTGACACTGCATTAAAAATGCAAGACCTGCAAAAAGTAATAGGTTCGTTAGAAGAAGAGCTAAAACGTAATAAAGAATTATTACGCATAGTTGAGGAAACTGAACTACCTGAAGCGATGCAAGCTGCGAACTTACAAGAGATAAAGCTAACCAATGGTGCGAAAGTAACGATATCGCCTTTCTATAAAGGATATATCTCGGAGAAAAACCGAGCAGCAGCACACGAATGGTTACTCAACAATAAACACGGTGGGATTATTAAACACGAAGTATCTCTCAGGTTCGGTAAGGACGAAGGAGAGAAAGCGCAAGACGCCGTGCAAAGTCTTAAACAGAAAGGGCTAGACCCTGCTGTTAAAGAGAGTGTTCATCCGCAGACGCTTAACGCATTTGTGAAAGAACTACTGACGAGTGGGAAAGACCTTCCTGCTGAACTATTCGGGGTTTACGTCGGATCCCGCGCCAAACTTAAGTAGAGGTA